TCCACTTGAACCTATCTTTGCGGAATTTCCACTTGAACCTATCTTTGCGGAATTTCCACTTGAACCTATCTTTGCGTAATTTCCACTTGAACCTATCTTTGCGGAATCTCCACTTGAACCTATCTGTGCGTAATCTCCACTTGAACCTATCTGTGCAGAATTTCCACTTGAACCTATCTGTGCGGAATATCCACTTGAACCTATCTTTGCGGAATATCCACTTGAACCTATCTGTGCGTAATCTCCACTTGAACCTATCTTTGCGGAATTTCCACTTGAACCTATCTGTGCGTAATCTCCACTTGAACCTATCTGTGCGTAATCTCCACTTGAACCTATCTTTGCGGAATATCCACTTGAACCTATCTTTGCATAATTATTGCCATTGTCATTTTCTATGCCATCTTCAATTTCCTCAATCTTCGTTTTCTCCAGAGTAAAATCTACGCAAGCCTTAATAAAACCTTTTAAGCCCAACTTGGCTTTAATGTGAAGCTTATTAGTTGCACATTTGTTTTCTCTTTTAAAAACTTTTCCCAGCGGCTCAACTTCTGCAAATTCTGAAATCTCGCCATTCTCGTTTACAAGAGGGTAATAGTCCAGTGTATCAAATGGATTTTCACAATAATGCATCACACCAGCTTCGCATATCTCATTTCCATTTTCTTCATATGTTGTGTTTTCCTTGTACTGCTTACCTTTGCATATCATTCCTTTGTTAAATGCTTTATATCCTTTTACGCCCATCAGTTTTCCTCACTTTCTCAACTTAAAATCTGTCCGACAATCTCTAGTTTCTTACTATCATTAACAATCAGCATAATCAACTGACTATCTACCATTTCAGCAATCCTTTTCTGATTTGCTTTATCTAAGTTTTCCACGTCATCAAGAATGACTGGCACCGATATGCCACTAATCTTCTGAATAGAATTGCAAATATCAACTCTGCCTAAAATCCTGTTGCCCTTGTTACTCATAGTTGTTAAAATGCTCTTTCCATCAACTGTAGGTATGCAACAACTCTTGTAATTGCCGTTCTTAGCATATTCAAACAACTGCCACTTAACTAACCTAAAATGACTGTTTACCGCTTCTGTCAAGGCTTCATTCTTTGCTTTATCTAATTCGTCAAGTAAATCAAGGATTTTCTCGGCATTAGTCTTATTCTGTTCAGAATCAATCCTTGTCCGCTTTAATTCTTCAAGTCGCTGTTCATCTGCTGCCGTATCAGCCTTTGCAATCTGGCTTTCACATTCTGCTAACTGCTGCCTTAAAGCTGTTTCCTGTGCCTTTAATTCTGCCTTAATCGCCGAAATATCATTAGCCTTGTGCATAGCTTCTTCCTTTTCGGCAATCTGCTGTTCAAGTGCCTTGTATTCCTCGGTGGCTGATACATCAATCTCCTGTGGAAGTTCTGCTAACTGCTTTTCAAGGTCTGCTAAATCCACTAAATGTTTTTCTAACTTCTGCTTTCTGTCAGCCAATTCCTGTTCAGCTCCAACTAACAATCCTTTGACTTCATCAAGCATTTTCTTAGCTGTGTTGCCCTTATCGGTAATTCTGCTAAGTTCAGTTTCTTTATGTGCCTTAAAATCTGCCTTTAGTTTCTCTTTCTTTTCCTCTGGGTATTCCTGTTTACAATAAGGGCAAATAAGATTATTCTCGTCAAATACACGCTCTTTTTCAGCTTTCCATTCGGTTCTGCTATCATCAAGTGTTTTCTGATATTCAGCTATCTTGTCCTTATCAAAACTAACAACATCTTCTGCGTTGCTGATTGACTTCTTGCTATCCTCAATCACATAATTAAGGTTACTAATCTGTGATTCAAGTTTTCTCCTAGCCTTGATATTTTCTTCATTAGCTTTGCGTGACATATCGCCAAGTTCAAATTTGAGATTAAGAATATCCGAACTAACCTTGTCATATTCAGCCATCAGCTTATCATTGTCAGTCTGCTTTGCCACGCAATCAGCAATCTGTTCTTTAAGGCTGTTCTTCTGTAATTCAAGATCAGATACTTCAATAGCCTGTTTAAGCTGAATATCTCTTTCTTTTTCCTTAATCTGTCCGTCAAGAATAGGCAAATCCTTTGTAATTTTGGTCTTGGTAGCCTTATTCATAGCGGACAATTCTTCAACTGTATACTTATTAAGTAAAGGAACTAATTCGGCTAATTCAGCTTTCTGTGAAGCTATATCAAGGTCTGTAACATCTCCTACAAGACCGAATAAGTATTCTCTCATTTCTGCCGGTTTCTGATTAAGAAATGCGTTCACATTACTGCACATCTTGAATACATTCATATCAACATCAAGATATGCGTTGAAATCCTTTAATGTCTTAGGCACATCATTAATGAAATACTTGTTATCGTCCTTATAGCCGCTGCTATCTTTGCTATAAGTACGCTTCTGTACTTTCTTCATAGTTATTTCTTTTCCATCAACATCAAGTGTAAGTTCAACACTTGTGTCCATATCATCAACTGATACTCCGTCAACCTCTCGTCTGACAACCGGATTATCCTTTAACTCATAATCACAGTTAAACAAGCACCACAGATAAGCCGTGGCAATAGTTGACTTACCTTTGCCATTCTTAGCCGTAATCTTTGTAATGGCATAAAAATCAAAATCTGCGTGTGCATAGCACATAAAGTTTTCAAGTATTACCTTTTTTAAAACTGCTCTTTCCATAAACATATCCTTTCCTTATTATATATTCATAACAAATACGCCATCTTCAACTTGGAAGTTATCAATTTCCCTATCCGCATAGGCTGAATACTTAGCTTCTTCAAATGAACCGTTAAAAACTGTTCCATGCAACGGTGTCCATATCTGGCATACCACGTCTTCATCAATAGCCATACTTGCTAACTCTCTAACTGTAATCTCACTATGCATTAGCTTCGCCCTCCTCTGCGTAATCAATCCTGCTTACTGATACTTCATAAGCAACCCTTGTCTCAATCTCATTGTCACTTATCTTCTTAGCGTACTCTCTGCTCTGAAATCTTCCCTGGATCTGGATGCGTTCTCCAACTTCAAGCTCACCTGCAAATCTCGCATTTCTTCCCCATGCTATACATGGTATGTAATCTGATTTGCCATATGGTCTGTTTACTGCTACTAAGATATCTGCAATCTCTCTGCCCTTTGGAGTACATCTGTATATAGGTGGTTTGCAGATATGAGCGTCAAGTATAACTGTATTAATATTTTCCTCGAATGGTAGTTCGGTTGCGTCCTGTGCTAGTATTTCAAGTTCTCTTGCAAATACCGATAAAATCAGCTTGCTCTTCACATCATCAATATGCCTGTTGAAGCTCCTTATCTGCCCTGAAACTGTGACAACCTGTCCTACTTTGATTTCTCTGATATCAACAAGTCTGTCTGATATCATTACCGGTAATGTATCTTTGTTACCACTTGTTCTTGAACACTTGAGCATGAATACATAAAACCCCTCGCCAAGTACTTCATGTGAATATTCTGGCTCTCTCTCAACTACTCCTGCTAATGTGATATTGTTGTTATTAATTGCATTTTCCATTTCTTTCTCTCCTTACTTTAATATGTAACTTCCTATCGGTACTTTATCCATTCTTTCAATCAGATGGATTTTGCAGCTGAAAGTATAGAACTTTCTAAAATCCTTTTCTCTCATGGCTCTCTGCCTGCTTCTATTCAACTTAATGATTCTTTTTATGCTACTCATTGGCACTCTCCTCTCTGGTTCTGTAATACATTGTTGTAAGAAATCCTTTTGTTGTTAAGCAATCGTAATTCTTCCATACCTCAAGGCTATGATTTGCTGTCTTAACAGCATTTCTTACTGCACTTCCAATAGAATCCTTACTTTTGCCGTATTTCTCGGCAACTTTCTTAATCTCGCCATCTATTGCTAATGCAGAATCAAGATTGCTCATAATATCAACGATGTATACATAACCTTTTCTGTTAGAAAGAATACCTAAGTTGAATAATTCTTCTCTTATTCTTTTCTCCATAAACAAACTCCTTATCTGTAGCAAAAGTACATATTCTGCACTTTCTTATAAACGCCGCTACCTTGTTTAAATTCAGCTTGATACAACACATTGCTAGGTATGTCATATCCGCTTATTAATAATTCTTCTGCTATTCTCCAACATCTTTCTGTTGGTTCTTTGTAGAATCCACTGTTTTTAAGTTCTGTACATTGATATTGTCCTGATTGATAGATAACTTCTTCAATGCTGTTAGGAAAATACTCACTTTGTACTCGGTTCAAAACAACGGCTCCTGCAAGATATAGCATTTCATCGTCGTTACATGTCGCTCCGCATTCGCCCATCAGTAAATGTGCCATAAGCGACAACTCATATTCATCAACACTTATCTCTCCAGTTTCAACCTTATAATCAACATGTGAGTTGTAGCATTCACTTAACACTGCACTCTGCTGATTAATCTTAGCTTGCGGTTGTACCGGTCTTAGAATCAATGCTATAAGGCTAATCCCTGCCAGTGTTGCGGATATGTTAATTATCTTTTCTTTCATATCTTCTCCTACATGTTTGTATCATGTACCACTTCGGCAAGTGCTATTGGCAACAAATAGGTGTCGATGAATTCGTGTACATCAGCCAAGTATTTTCTTTTAATACTCTTGTATGTCGCCACGCACCCGAATTCGCGTTTTAACTGCTTGTATATATCAGAATATACTGAACCGCGAATACCACCGTCTTTGTACGCATTGCTGTCCTTTCCGCCAAGTACTTCAATTCCTTTCTTTCTAACATGTTTCTGCACTTCTTCAATCTCACAGCCGTAAAGCGGAGTTTCTTCTTCGATACTGGTTATCTTATCTTCAACCTTATCAACTCTCTCTGTGAGTTCTGTGTTACCCTGTGCCAATAATCTAATCTGTTCAGATGTTGTCAAAGGCTTACTGTAACTTCCTGTCTTTCTGATTGACGGAAGAACTTCTGATGTAACCCAGTCTGTAAATCTCTCTGCACTTTCTTTACGGCTCTGAAAGATTGTCTTGTAAAGATTGCTTTCATTGATATACAAAAGCTTCTGTTCTCCGCCTTTTGTAAGGGTAGGAATAATATTCACACCCTTTGAGTTTAGTCTTTCCTTAACCTTTGATGGCTGTGTAAGTTCCAATGCCTTGCATACATCGGCCAAGCAAAACATAGGTTCATCATCTTTAGTAATAGTTCGGATTTCTCCAAACTCTGAATTGCTAAAAATCTGTAGCTCCATAAACGCATTCCTTTCCTTTTGTATTTGTGTGTGATATATTTTGACCTTTTAAGGTGCATTTGAGCGATTCTGCTCATTCCTATCTGCTGTAACTTGAAGAACTTTATATTTATTGATACAATAGAAAGGTGATGGTAGACACTTTCCGAAAGGAGATTGTATGGATACTGTCATAGCATTGTGTATATCAGTGGTCGGCTCATACTTCTGTGGTTTAGACTTCTGCACCCTATATACTCTTATTTCTATATCAATAGAATTAAATAAAAATGCTAAAGACAAAACTGCCAATCGGTAGGTAATTCACACTTGATACGAACAGGGCGCTATCCCTGTCAAAAAGAACTAATGATGTTTGAATAAAAGTTTGCAACTATTTACCGCTACCATCACTTTTCTATTGTATCAATATCAAAAATTCTAATCTGTTTGTACTTTGTGCTATAATCCTCTTATTCTAAATAGGAAAAGAGGTGAAAAATATGGATAGCAAGCAACTTGCTGACCGATACGCTATTGCTAAGTTGTTGGGTTATCAAGACAGTGTTGAACAATTCAAAATTAAGTACCGCAAATACTATGATGAATTTATGTCTACTATTGATAACAAACCAGCTAAGGTAGAAGTTATATCTAATCCTTTTCGTTAAAGCTTTATAGCGTTCAATGCGTTGGTGAGAGAATCGAGTATTTTACATTCACTTTGCAATGCTTCGTTTTTCTCACCATTTACCGCATTGTAGGCAAGTCCAAGCGCAAACCATTCAACATAATCTCTTAGTGTCCGTTCCTCATCATCTCCACTTATAGAAAAAGGTCCTGTCATTCCTACTCCTTCCTAGTAACTTATAAAGTTACTTTCTTTGCAAAAAAAATCTCCATAGGATTTTCAATATTCAAATTATCAATCATAATCTGAATCTCGTTACTGCCAAAAACGCCCTTGTGCATTCGCAGATAGAAGGTCTTGGGCGTTACGCCTATCATTTGTGCAACTTCTGTCTGCGTTTTTCCGTTTTCAGCAATAATCCCACGAAGTTTATTTGTATCAACCATTATCTCATCTCCTTTCTAACTTCGTAACTTTTGAAGTTACTCTTATTATACACCGCAAAAGTAACTTGTCAAGTTATTTTTTTCTTGACTTGTAACTTTTTTGTGCTATAATCAAGTTACCAATAGGAAAGGAGGAAACACTAATGATTAAAACTGTTGGAGACAGAATTAAGGAGCAAAGAGAGCTTAATAAAATGTCACAAGTAGAGTTAGCTAAGAGAATGGGCGTTTCTAAGCAGACATTATATAAGTATGAAAACAATGCAGTAACAAACATTCCAAGTGATAAAATTCAGATTGCTGCACAGATTCTTGATATTTCTCCATCATATTTAATGGGGTGGGAAGATAATTTATCTACTGATAATGTTGATATCATTCCCGACTTAATGTCAGATAAAGAATTGTTAGATAGTGTTAAGAAATTGATAAAACTCAATAAAGAACACCAACAAACTATATTTGACAATATAGCCTATTGGTATGAGAAAGAGGGGCGTTAAACGCCCCATTTCTTTTTGAAAGATAAAATTAATTCATATACAAATTTTAAAAAATTGTTATTGCTACAATTATCTATTAATCCGATAATCTTCTGCCTGTATTTCTCATTCTCCATATATCCCCCTTATTGCACGATATAACACTGGTAGCGATGGTGTTATTATAGAACATCTGTTCTTGCATGTCAACCTACCCCCAGTAGATTAACAGTTTTCAGCGGTGACACTGCCAACGCCAATCAAACAGTGCCACCTAGCCGAAACTTGAAGATTCTGCCCGAACTCTCTCGGACAATTATTATTATAAATACTGATAATGTAAAAATCAACTTAAAGATATCGCAAGTTTCGACAACATTCGACAAATTATGCACATTGTGATATGATTAGTAAAATTAAATTTAAGGGGATTTGCTTATGAAAGAGAGAATTGTAAGCATTATGCTTGTTATGTGCTTATTGAGCCTTGTAGCGTGTCAGAATGGTGCTTCTGATAGTAATGTTGAAAGTACTAATGAAGTTCAGACAGAACAAGAAACATTATTATCAAGAGACAAGAGTGTATACCCTGATGATACTGTTGTTTTGACATATTATAGAGATGATTTTGATTATAATTTGCTTGTTGGCGATAATGTGACAATGTACGGAACACTCCTTGAGGGCGGTATGGAATTTAAGAAAACAAACGGAACTATAACAACCATTCCTGCTGTTATGGCTGTTATGATAGATTTGAATAATTAAAATATTACCGGGAGCATTGCACTCCCGGTATTTTTATTAAGGTTAGACTAATTCACAATCAGTTACATTGACCGCTGCGAATAATTCTCCGTCATGCACAAGTACAACCCTGTCTCCACTTCTTTCTGATACTGTATACTCGTCATACCAAGCCTTAATAGGTGTGCCATCATAATCAGTATCGCCGACAAATCTTACAGTACTGCCCTCTTCAATATCTTCACTGAATGGGATATCTGTAGGCGCATCATCAGAACTTGCACCGCCGACAAATTCAAGATTAGCAATATTGACAGCGGCTGTGATTGTTGTGCCGATACCTATAACAATTCTGTCTCCACTCTCTTCAATTACATCATATTCATCATAATATGTCGCGAATCTTACGCCGTCATAATCAATGTTATCAAGTACTCTGACTTTCTTGCCGTCGCCGCGGTTTACTGTATCTGTGTTGATATCATTGTCATTGTCATAAATGCACTTAACAAGGCTGATGTTATCCTCGTCAATAGCAGCAGTAGTTACGCCATCAACACCGATAACAACTCTTCTGCCATTAGCTGATAAAACGCTGTACTCATCATAGTAAGTGCTGAATGGCTCACTATTATCATACTGAATAGCGTTAATAACCTTAACTGTATCGCCTTTATGATACTTAGTGTCTGGCACTGGCTCATAGTCTGGTACTGTGATTTCTTCAACGATATGGTCTGTGCAATAATCAGTGTAGCAATAGTTCTGGTCTACTGTCTGCCCGTTAATCTGTGCGTCTCTAAGATAATTAACACTTCCACCGAACTGCCACATATCATAATCAACGGCAATTCTAGGTTCTGCATCTGAATACTTTGCTACCCAAATGGCATAACCAGCTTCTTTTACTCTTGAAATGTCTACATAATTGTTAACACAGTTCTCATATGAGTATAAGCCGACATTCTTATATCCTGCATTTCTCATTTCATCAAGAAACGCCATAATAATGTCTGTAAGGTCGTTGCCAGTAACCATGCCTGCTTCAACATCATAAAACACTGGATAACAAAATGATTTGCCTGCTAAAAGCTGTGCAAAATATCGGGCTTCATTTACAGCTTCATCATTGCTTAATGCGTTACCAAAGAAATAGGCTCCTTTGTGGATTCCTGCACTTTCCAACTTGTTGTAACTGTTCTCAAACTCTCTATCTTCGTATAAGCCATCATCAGCACCGCCTGCCTTGATAATGGCAAAGTCTACATTCTCATTATCTTTTGCACTTTTAAAATCAAAGTCTCCCTGCCACCTTGATGTGTCAATTCCGAATAATTTACTCATGAATTTACCTCCTAAATTTAGAAAAATGTGTATCAAAAAAGCACCCCAGTGTTTCCGCTGGGGTGCTTGATTGCGAATATTATATTGTTAATGTTATGCGGCACTGCCAACCTTACTAATTGCTCATTCCGCGACTAAACTGCAATAATATTAAATGCACCGGTGCAATTACTAAGGCAGTATCTGAAGCTTAGCTAAATATAAGTGAGCCTATAATATAATCACCTTTTTGAAATTCACTTGTAGCCCATGCTCCTTTATTACCATCTTTTGTATAATATCGAGCAAAAGCATAATGCTGGCTTGCAGAGCTATATAACAATGTTGTTCCATAGCCTATTAACTTTGCTCGAACTACACCTGTGGCATCATAAGGAGTATAATTACTTTCCAATACTTTACTAAAGCTAATACCCATATTTTCAAGAACTGTTTCTATGTCATAATATCCTGTAAAATTATTCTGTGCAGAATCTGGTGTTTCAATTTTTGAAGCAAAGTATAAAATCCCTGTTTTGGTAGATTTATTATAATAGCAATAATTATAGCCATAACCTTCAAGAGTACCATTTATACTTGCAATATTTTTGCAAAAAGAGTTTTTAACGTCAATATTGTTGTTTAATTGTGTAACTTCATCACGAAGATTGCTAATCATATCGTTGTTATTCTTAATACCTGCGTCCATTATATTTAAGTTTGACGCATTCCAAGGAGTACTTTTGCTTGGAGATTGTTGCCAGTTTACACGGCTGTACGAAAGAAATCCAGTTAAGCTCATAATTTACCTCCTAAAAAATAAGCGTGTGGGCTTAAACCCACACTCTCTGATGATTTACTCTGTTATTGTATCTGTCGTATCTGAACCGATTGTCTGCTGTTCATTCTTTAACAGCTTATTAACTTCTGCCTTGAAATTCTCATAATCATTATCACATTGTGTCTGATTTGTAAGGTATAATTCCTTGTTAGTAATTGTCTGACTAATTGTCAATGAACCAGTTTCCGGTACAGCCGCATACATTGTCATAGCTGATTGACCGTTAATCACAGATGTTCCGCTTAAATTTGTTGTCTTTGTTATACTTAACATATTGTTTTCCTTTCTACCGCTGTGCGGATTTAGTACCACTCTTTTTGTCCCCAATCCCATGTAGCTACAGCTACATCATCAACATATATAGTTAAAACGCTTCCGCTCCAATCAAATGTTACTGGATTGCTCATAGACAAAGCAGGTCGCATATAGTTTTTAAGTGAAGGGTGATATATCTTAACACCTAAATAGTCGTTAAAAACACATTCGCTTCTACTTAGTATCCATTTCGTTCCTGAACCATCATCGTTTGACATTTCAATGTAGTGTCCCTGCATCCGTAAAAATGCCCCTGTACTGCTTTTAATAAGGTATTCACCGCCAATAATAGTAGTGGTCATTGTAATACCTCCGTCAGTTACATTTACATTTTTAAAAGTTCCTTCTAAATCAGCATTAACAGCTTTTAGCTTCTTGCAGTCTATTGAACCATCTGCTGAAATAGTAGTATTAGTAGATGTAAGTGTGAACAGATTACCATTGATATTAACAGACTTATTACCACTAATATTAATTGTTCCACTTGCATTAAGTGTTATATCATCTGCAATAGCTTCAATTGCGGATTTAAGCTCACCACTTGTTGGGTCTTTCTTAATGTATGCTTCAAGGCTTGCTGATGTGGCATAACTTTCAAGGCTCTTCTTAGTGGCATAATTATTAGAAACTTCTAACTTTATACTATTGCTTTCCTTGGTTATCGCTTGTGTTATAGCATTGTTCATAGCTTCTGTAGTGCTATAGCCTGTAAGAGCATTCTTTGTTACATAAGTTGTAGAAATTTCACTCTTGATACTATTGCTCTCTGCATTAACTGCTTGTGTAATAGCATTATTAACTTGTACAGTGGTGCTATAGTTGTCTCTTATATCAATCTGTGTCTTACTTAATTCAGAGCTGATTGTATTAAGGTTCACCTTTAACGCGGCATTTTGATTAAGAAGATAAGCGATTTCGGTTGAAGATATTTCTTTCCAACCGTGCGTTCCGTCTATTTTTTTAATCCAACGCCACGCTCTGTTCTGTGCTTCCCAATACGCTATAATGCCTACATAATTATCATATTCTGCTTCTGTGTATTCCCATGTGCTATCACTAGGGTATCTATCATCGCTTGGATATATAGGTACACTCCACTCATTAGCTGGATAATTATCCTTAGTCGGCTCGTATGTCACCTGATATACCTTGAAATCATCGTTGAGTTGCTTGTAAACATCTCCTATTTGCACACCGAAGCTATCAAGCGTACTTGTAACTGTATTGAATTTGCTTTCGATGGATTCTCCATTACGAATATCAGTCCACCATAGCTTCTGGTCAATAAAATCTTTAGATTGCTTAATAGCCGAACCCCATAATGTAGAATTGCCGCCAACGGTTGTCTGAATACTCTTGAATACGCTATCAAGGGTTTGCTGTTCACTATCAACATATATCTTCGTTGAATTAAACGTGTGTGAACCATCATTGTTGATAACATTGAACAGCGATTCTATATTTAACTTGCTTGCGGCAATATCAGCATTATCCTTAACCATATCATCACGGATAACCTGTCGTTGAATACCTTTATCTGTTAATCCAATAGCGTCAAACATCAAATTGCCTGATTTATCCCAGATATACATGTTGTAATCTGAATTAGCGTCTTTACCTATCTGAACCCTAACCCTATTGCTGTCAGATATTTGAATTGTATTGTCTTCCCACTGTGACTTGCCATCTTCGCTGTGAACAAGTACATTAGTAGTATTAATGTCAAGTGCTGTGATTTTGCTTGCATCAAGACTATCAATCATTGCTGACTTAATCTGCGCTTCTCCCAAAACAGCAATAACAGAATTAGAGAAATCCGTTGTTATTGTTGTTCCTGTTGCTGAGCCGAATATTAATGTCTTGATATCAGCTACACTTGCGTCAAGTATGCCAACTTTCTCATAGTCTACTTTAAGATTTGCGATATCCGCATTAACAGCCTTAAGGCTCTCCACATTAGCATTAATGATATTTGCATATGTTGCATCTAATTTATTTGTTTTAAGGTTATCAATATTAGCATTAACAGCCTTTAAGGTTTCAATGCTTGCGTATCTGATATCAGCTTCATCAACAGATAGTTTATTAATAAGTGCTTTATTTACAAGTATCAAGTCGGCATAGTACCGTTCCATTTGCTTAGTAATAGGACCAGAAGCAACGCTTGTATTCTCTGTGTCAGATTGACCTATAGATGTAACGGTATCCATTAAGCCGCCGTCACATTCGTGCGTAATCTGCATTATAGGCACTTTGTAATCAACGCCACCTTTGTTGACAGTTATAATGTCACCAACTTCTAGTCGGTAATCACCGACAAACTTAACTGTAAGCGGTCTAAATGTAAAACCGCCTATCTTTTTATAGACTTCATCAAGAATTGTCTGCGTCATAAACGGATTGGCAAAACTAAGCCTTGTCGCTCCGTCACCAGAAGTAATCTCGCTTTGTTCTGTGGAACCACTCTTGGTATTATTACATGTCAGTTTCTGTATGATAAAATCTTTACTCGTTGTGAATGTAACGCCTTGCTGATAATACTTATGTCCGTCAAGTACATAACCGTTATCCTTATACCACCTTAATTCAAGGTTTCCGTCAGAATTAATTACCGCATTACAGCCTTGTAGCATAGCCATATAACCGATAATTTCTTTATAGGTATATCCTTGTGGCTTGTCGCTGATAGTATGTGCTGTAACTATATTTGTCGCTAAAGATATACCTAACTTGCCACATATCTCATTAAGAATAGCTTTATCTGTGCTAGGAAATGCCATATCCGAGAAGTAAGGCATATCAGCCTTGTACATTCTGTCGTATGCTTCATAGCTTGTGTATTCTCCGTCACTTGTCTGTTTAGTAACTGTAAATATTCCCAATTTAATATACTTAATTTCTGTGCCAACCTTGACACCCTCAAATATGGTAATCTCCTTATTTTCAAGGCTTATTGTTGGCATATAAATAGAAAAGGTAACACCGCTACTGCAAGTGTTACCTATCGTAATTTCATTATTGGGATTTATCATGTTTTGAAACTTGAAATTGTTAAGTGTTTCGGTATGTTCTTTTCCGTCAACAACATACTTGGAATAGTATCTTGCACTATTTCCCTTAACAATTTCCGTCATAGCTGTGTCTAATATCTTCATTCTACACCGCCTTTATTGATTAATTAATGGCTTATCATAAACTCGATTGAGTATAATTTAGCTGGTGTAATTTCTTCGCATTTATCGAATGCGTCCATAGGAAGCATTGTCATGTCAGGCACTTCAATCTCTTGCTCATTGATTTCTTGCAATTCTTCCTGTAACTTCTTTAAGTTCTCTGATGTAATCTGATACTGATTATCATTGACAACTGGATTGCCGCTGTCGTCCTTGTCTGCATACTTAACCTTAGTGTCTTCTATGGTCTGTAATGTTGCCTTGTACAGCTCTTCTAATGCCTTAATATTGCACATAACAGCCATAGCAATTCTGCCTGTAGTCTTGTCGTGCGATATGTTACTTAAGCTCTGAAATCTGTCTATTAACTCACTTGTTTTAAGTTTCATGTGGAACTCTCCTTTATTTTTGAATTAAACTTAATTTTGCTCCGACTATTAGTCCGTCCTCATTCTTCGCCCTTGTAAGATACGGATATGTTACATCTCCTGTGTATATTGTCATTTCCTTTTGTGTACCACCTAAAAATAAGACTTGTGCTGTTGGGAATGGGTTATCTACGTCGCTGACTACATTATCAAGTAATAGTGCCTGTTCACCTGTTAATGGCGGTAATTGAAGCTCTACTTTGTCTTTGATATCCACGATTGTTCCTACCATTTCTCCATAATCATTTCTTCCTGTATTTTTAGACCATATCTTATTCCTACTGTATGTGTAGCCGTTATATGCTACTGGGAATCTAACCCCCTCAATCACAACTGCGTCAATCAATCAAACCACCCCTTTCAAGGCATTAAAAAAGGAATGCACCATTTCTGATACATTCCTTAGTGTGGTTACAAATTTCTTGCAACCATTATATTTATTTCTGTTTGAGCCATTCTAATATTCTCAAGAAAATCTATGCAACTTCATTGAATAATTGCAGTATAAATTCTCTTCCAAGCTGTGTTATTCTCCTGTGATAAATAACCTTACCATTGTCGAGGATTTCTTGCTTAATTTCTTCATATCCCATACTGCTGTATGGTGAGTAAAGAACCCAAGTTCCATTGACACTGTATTGAATTTTTTTATCAGCAAGTAACTTGTTAAGTTGAATGGCAGATTTCAGATTCAGTTCCTTAGCAATCTCTGTCATTGTATATGTCTTATTGACATGTGTTAAGATAGCATTCTTTCTTTCTGCTTCAACTCTTGCTTGTCTTTCCTGTTTTAACTTTGTTAATAATTCTATTCCAAAGTCTGGATTATTCAGTATTTCATCAATAACATTATCAGTAGCATATATTCCATTCTTGCGAATTGACGGAATAATCTCATCAGCCACTAATGCTTGAAATTTCTCTGCTGTTTCATTTTTGGCTTTCATTGCTAGTCTGTAGAAGATGTTTTCTGGGATAAAATCGTCTTTCCCCAGCTTGTTGGGGAAACCAATATCCTCTAAATATCTGTTGATTGTTTCCCAACGAATAGATATATATTCCACTCCGTTTTTCTTTTGGGTTTGAGTAAACCCAAGTCCTCTAGCAACATTTTCCAATCTTAAGTACGCAACGCCATTCTGCTCATAGCAGTCTACGCCGCAAATATTCTTAGTGTTCATAGGTACTTTAATCTCATTGTGAGAACTATCTTTTGTAGTTGGATAATTATAACTCATTATTTTACCTCCTACAAAAATTTATCATTTGCTCTAAACAGAATCTATTGCGTAGTGGGAGTATATGCCCACAATGCCTCACGCAATAATATTATGCCACTTCCTTTGTAGCCTTGTCCTGTTCCTTTAAATTAAAATTATTAACATTGTCCTGAATGGTTTCTATCTGCTGCAAAACTCCCATAAGAACATATGAAACTCTTTCGTTTTCCATATTTGCTAAAACTTCTGTTACTGTTGCGTGCGCAATTTCTGACGCTATGTCAATATTTGTTACGATTTCTACATTACTCATTTGTTTTTCCTCCGAAAATAATCTTGAATTTTCCGAAAGAAACTGATATGATAGATTTATCAATTCCTTTCGGATTGGTGCTTTTAAAGCGTTGTGTTCGTTGGTAGCGGTGCAACGCTTTATTTTTTTTGCCCTTTTACTTTTTCAATGCCTTTTTTAATCAAATCAAGTATTGTATATCCGCTTTTATCAGAAAAATTCATTATTTCTTCCTTTTCCTCTTTGGTGACACGAATATATATTCTTTCATTTTTAGGATTGTCGAGTTTAGGTCTACCTTTTTTATTGGACATATACTCACCTCTTTTCTGTCCGCACATTTAATATAAACCGTACGCACAAAAAAGTCAAGCACTTTTTCAATAAAAAATGGAACGCACCAAAAAGATACGCTCCTTAATATTTCTATTGCATTAATTCAATTAGTGTTATATAATATCTGTACCGCTTGTTTAAGTGGTATTGTGACTTTTGGCTGTCAGTTGTCGGGCTGACAGCCTTTTGTTTACCAAAAAATCAGCCCACATCTGTTACACACAAACCTATGTTGTGAATAAGTTCCGCCCTGTTGCTTAATCTTCTCTTTCTTATTAACCAGTGTAAACGGTCTTAAAGGATTCAGATTAACAGTATATCTTGTTTTGGATTTCTGCGGTACAGTTGTTGTAATCTGCGTGTGAGAACAATCCCAACTACTACATCTTGGACAATATACTTCAACCAATCCGTTTTCCGTCACTCTGTACACTCCTTTAAAGTTAGGATTTAGTGGGCTTTGAATTTGTGGTTGCTGTTTCTTCTTCACTCCTATTGCTTCTAGCATTTCGTTTAGTTCTTTTTTCACTGACATGCATATTTCCTCTACTGTAATTCTAATGTTAATTTCATAAGTTTTTTATCATCTCCGAGTGGCGTTACTTCTAAATCAACATCGCTTTTATCTTCTAGTATATATATCCTTGCAACTGTAATATTTGTACCTGTCTGTAATTCCCTTGCAATATTATTGTATTCGTCAATGTCAAAACTAACTAATGGATAGTCGAGTTCTTTGCCGTTTTGGAAGCATGTAACATCATAATTATATGCAAAGGTTGTGCTATCTTTTGAATTGTTTGCAAAGTCAAAATAGACAACAACAACCTCTCTTCCATTGTTATCTGTTATTACTTCGTGCTTAAGATATTTAAGCGTTGTATTATCATATCTTATTGTGTCTGTATCTTGCTGTGTTGCACTGGTTTGTTTTGTAGCATTGGCATTGTCACTGCTGTTACCGCTTCCATTGCTAAAAGCGACTATCAGAAATAGTACAAACGATACTATTGCAAAGTAAGAGCCTAAGTGCCTTTGTGACTTGTCACCTTTACTTTTAATTAAATCTACAATAGCCAATATAAAGCCTATTGGGATTGTGAATATAAATAGTGCTGTGATTGCCGCCGCTATGCTTAGTTTACTGTCTTTTTTCTTTGCTTTCTTTTCTGTCATATTGTGTTACCCCTTTGCTTTTTATATATAGCAAAAGAATAGCACAATACTTTTATCTTATCAATACGGAAAAGCTGCTTGACCTGTCATATTTGTATAACTATTAGCTTTGTCTTGCACCATTGTAAACAGCTTATCTGCGTCACCTTGTAATGTTATGTTTACATTGTTGTTAGCTTCTGACATAGCCGCTACAACTGCATTGTAAACCGCTGGATAAACTGCGTTGGCAATACCTGCTGTGATTTCCTGCTGATTGGCTACTGCTGTTCTTCCGTCCATAGTACCAACCATTTCGGGTCCAACTTCGTTTGCGACAAACAATTGTCCTTTGTTTGGGAATCCGCCGTTTGCATACCAATCAATACTGACTTTTGGTACTTTAGGCGGTGCAAGACTAAATTCTCCGTCAATCTTAAAGTGTGGTGTGTCAATATGTGGAAATTCAAGTCCTAAATCATTCCACCACTGCTTAAAGCTGTTCCAAGCATTCTGTATCTTAGTTTTAAAATCTTCGATAGCCACAGAAATGCGTTGAAGTGCTGGTTTGCTATCCCACCAATCTACAACATCATCCCACTTCCCTTGAATACCTTTTTTAATTCCGTCAGCTAAGTTTTCCCATTTTTCCTTAGTAAACCACGGTCTCACATCATTGCTCCACCAAGAAACAATTGCAAGACTGTTCCACCAACCAACGATTGAATCCCATTTTTCTTGTATTCCTAATTTCATTCCATCAACAGCGTCAACCCATGTTTCTTTTTCAAACCACGGTGCAACATTATTATTCCACCAGCTAACAATAGCTGTATTGCCCCACCAATCTGAAAAACTGTTCCATTTTTCGCTTAAAGATGTTTTTATGTTGTCTCCCAGTTCTCCCCATTTTTCCTTAGTAAACCAAGGCGCAACACTTGTAGTCCACCAATTTGCTATATCATCTTTATGTCCGAATGTGATAGTTTCTATCACTCCGTCAATAAAGCTAGGTAAATCTTCAAATGGTGCTTTTATAAGATATGCTAATTGGTCAAACATTGACATATCTATTTTCTCACCTGTTAATTTTTCATTGAGCCAATTGCCTAAATTAAATCCAGCAATAGCGGCTACTATCCCACCTACTATTCCAGCGCCTATAGTTAAACCTATTTCTGTTGCTGTTCCTGCTCCTATAATAGTGCCTATATCTGTTGTAAGTAATCCACCTATTCCTGATATTATACTGCCTGTTCCAAATGATTTTAAAGCACCTTTAATACTTGTTCCTATTACTGTAACAAGGTTCTTTTTCAAAACACTTCCTAAGCCTGTAAATTTCAATGCCGCTATAGCCGTTATTAAAGTCGTTTCAATTGGTGCTGCCGTAAATGAACCACTCCATAATTCGATAGCTGCTTTAATGGCTTGCCATAACACATTGCCAAGGCTTGAAAATATTTCAAGCCAATTAAGTCCAGCTAAATACTCTCCTATATTATGTCCAATTGTATACCAAGGAACATCATCTATAGCCTTTGCAAACCAATTAAAAATTCCTGCCACAAGGTTAGATGTATCTTGTCCTGCTGCATAAAAATCCCCGATTGCAAAATCTTTAAATATCTTCCTAACAGGTTCAAGTGCTTTCTCTATCTTATCAGCCCAAGCAACTGCCGAATTTTCCATATTGGCAAATGCTTTATTCCAAGCTGCTTCATATTCTGCCGCTGCCTTAGCAATATCGTCTGTCAAATCAATAGTGCTACCACCGCCACCGCCGCTTGAACCCTTGCTTGAGCTTGTATCGTCCTGTAATTTATTTATTTCATCAAATCCCATAAGGGATAATGTAGCTTTCTTTGCTGAATCAGCTACATCTTTGTAGCCGTCTGAAATATCTTCTAAGCCGTCTGATGTGTCTTTATATCCGCTTTGTCCGAAACTCTCAAAGTCAATCTTAACCCCCATTAAAGAAGCAAGGTTGACTAATAATCTTTTGATTGCAATAGTTACTCCGTTTACTATCGGCATAACCTTTGAAAGAATTGGGATAAATAGCTGTCCTGCTACCATTCCTACCTCTTTCATATTGTTGCTGAACTGGCGTAACATATTTGATGGGCTGTTAATCGTGTTGGCTAAATCGCCCCACGATACTTTTGATTGGTCTAGTATAGCTAGCACTCTTAACTGCTGTTTTTCCATCTGTGTCATTTCAGACACCGACTTAGAAATGCCTAAGTTGTAAGCATATGTCGCTAATGTAGCATTAGTAATATCAATACCATACTTATACAATGCTCTTGATTGACCGATTAAGCCACTTTGTAAGTTCTGTGCTACTGTTGAATAGTCCACATTAAAAAGTGAGCTTATATCGCCTGCAAGCATTGTCATTGACTTTGTTATTGCCGTTGTTGCTTCGCCTGTCTGTCCTAGCGAGTTAGTAACAGAAGCTAACTGTGAAGCATACTGCGTTATCTCTTGTATGTTAAGTCCTAAGTTCTTTGCTCCGCTTTCTTCAAGTAAACCACCTTGAACATTAACTTTTAAGCCAGATAGCTTTCCAAGAGTATCATTTACTCTGCTTTGAAAACTTTCTGCATATGCCGTAGCATTATCATATCCGTACTTTTCGTAATCCTTATCCCATTCCGAACCAATCTTGCCAAACGCAACCGCTTGATAGTTGAAAGCTTCAATGTAATCTGTCGTTGACTTGATGGCTTCTATAAGTTTCTTACTGCCACGAATTACCATAAAATATGTGGCATAAAACTTACCTATTGCACTTGCTAAACTCCAACTGCTTTTGCTTGCTGTTCTAGCACTTGTAGAAACGCCATACAGCGTTTTTTGAAGTGAGTTTGAAGAAGTACCCACCTTGCTACCTTGACTAGCAAGATTAGCCAATGCGTTAGTCATTTGAATAACATTCTGGCTTACTGTTGGTGCTCTTGATAGCGTTGTCATTAAGCCATTTAAAGCATTGCCTAGCTTTGGAATGTTTACAACGGCGTTTTCTATACTCTTACTGCCTAGCTTACCAAGTGACTTTGCAAATTCTGTGACCTGTGTTGCATTTTGCGGAATAGCTGATATGCTTGCAACTGCCTTTGTGACAGCTTGAAGTGATGTAGCTGTGTTAGTTAGTGCAACCGAATCAACAGAACCTATCTTTGTGATGTTCTTAGCAAGTCTTGTAAAATCTGCTGTTCCTGCGTTCATATTCTGCATAGCAGAACCTAACTGACTAACACCATTTGCAAGACCGCTTAGTGATGAACCATTCACAGTCGCAAGTGATGTTGACAGCCTTGTAAGCTGATTTATCAGTTTATCGACGGAATTGATAGCTTTAGTGGCAGTACCGGTAATTTTGACTTCTAATGAATCTAATTCCACGCTTTAACCCCCTTTATAGGATTGTTGGCGGTAGTCCTCTCTTTTCAGCTCGTGCCGCCCATTTCTGTTCATTGAGTAACATTCGCTGTAACTCTTTATCGTAGGTATCTTCTTCGCTTTCTTCCGTTTTTTCTGATAAAATAGCCTGCTTCGGATATTCAATGTGTGTATCTTTACTAAATGCCGCACCAATGCCGCAAGAAATAGCCGGTATTGCATAGACAAAAAACCAGTTATACATTTCTGCATCTCGATTTTGTCTATCAATCTTTTTGCCTTTTGCGTATAGTAATAATTTTTTAGGTGTCATTTTTAGAAAGTCTGAATAACTAACGCCTAGTGAACTGGCTAAAACAAAGTATTCTTCCCATATTATTTTGTGGAAGTCTGCTTTTTCTTGTGGTCCTGTGGAACTACTGTCGGCTTCTTCTGCTCCTGTGCCGCTTCTTCCACATTGTTCGCCATTTCCTCTAACATCGTTGTTATCCCCGACAGCTCGAAAAAACCATCATCTTCCATCGCTTTCTTGATTTCTTCAAACAATGTTCTATATCCGTAACTCTTATCTGTTTTTCTCTTTTCTGTAATATATGCTCTAGTGAGCTCCTTTGCTTCGTCCATTGTTACTGGGTTATTATCAATGCAGCCTGCATAAATGGCTAAAATGCAAATCTCTGGCACATCTGCTGTCATATTTGCTAGCCCATCAAAAGAAGCCTGTGCAACACTCTTATCTGTCTGTACAAGTAAGTAAGAACCATTAACGACAGAAAACATTTTCTGCACAATTTCCTTGCATTCTGCTGCACCGAAGCTAAACTCAACTTTGTATTCTTTTCCGTTTACATTAATATTCATCATAATTTTTACCCTTTCCCACCCTATCGTCCATATAGGGAAAGGTGCGGATTTTACACCGCACCTACCTTTTTTAAATAATTATTCTGTTACATCATCAAGATATGATGTGTAGTCGGCTGTTTTGGCGTTTGTGCCACCAATCGACACAGCCTTTGATTTAGTCGATTGGCTTATCATTCCCCCACCTTTGTTACTGTGAATGTGCCACCAGCACCCTCGACAACTTGAAGCTTGTCTGTACATTCGATAGGTGAAGTGTTAGGAACTGCTGTTACTGTCATTTCAAGTACTGAATCAGTACCAGAAACATCATTAGGTGTTGCTGTTACCTGTCCGACAAATGCGTACTTAGCAACCGCACCTAATCCGTCAGAGCCATATAACTGAATAATATCCAACTGCTTACCCTCTGCTTTGATTAAGTCCTGTAAATAAGCCTTTTCAAGATTTCCTGTGTAAGTCTTAGCGTCAGATGTTTTGATACCCATTAAGAATGTCTGTGAATCATCTTCAAATGTTGTACTTTCAACTGTGTTAGGTGCTGATACTGGTGCTGAAATCGACTTAGCCGCAACCATTAACTTATACGAGCCTGAAAAACCATCTTCGCTATGTTCCTTGTAGATAACCCTAGCTTTATAACTTGTACTTGCCATTGTCTTGTCTACCTCCTAAAAATTTGCAAAAAAATAAGAGCATTTCTGCTCTTTGTTACATTAATCTGTCATTTGCCGCTATCATTCTTCTAAATCTAGCGGTACTCTTATGTACTTTATTGCTGATCGAGAACTCTGGCATTGCATTGCCTTGAAATCTCATTGTTTTAAATGTATCTGTAATTTCTGCCATAACCTTGCGACAGTCAGACTTGCTTGTGTTAGTGGTAACATCTACTTGAAATGTTGCTAACAATGCGTTAATTGTCTGTCCGTCAAGCGTTTGTCCTTGTTCAACTGCTGGCAGTAAATGAATGTATACTGTCGGGAATACTGCTTGACCGCTATTTTCTCCCTCATTTGTTATGACTATCTTTGAATATGTCTTCTTTAGTTGCGTTAGGGTTTTAGCCTTGACAAGTGCCGTGACTGTATTTTCAAGGTCTATCGCCCAATCGTTTGCATTTGCCATTAACTAAACACCTCTCTTGCTATCTGCTTATACTGATTAATAATCTCCATTGTGGCATTGTACATAGGCATTGTAGCTTTAACGCCGTGTGTATAGTGCCATTGATTATCATTACCTAAATAGTACCAGCCATCTTCAAATGCGTGTATTTGCCCTGGGTATGTTCCTACACCCAAGCCAAAATCATTAGCTTTCGGATTCTCGTTACCGCTGTTGTAATAAATACCAGCACCAAATTCAATCGCTAATAGCGTGTAAAATGGTTCTCTATCTTCTACTTCAACAGTTTTACCTGTAGCAATTAAAATAGCTTGGTAGCCATCTTGAATAGGCTTTCTGTCAACTCTCAATGTTACTGTCCTCCCTAATGGACTTTCATTAACACTCATAATTGCTGCTTTGTCACCTAATTCTGCTAGTCGTTCAACAAGTAATTCACATTTATACTGCAAACTCTGCTTATACTGTTGTAGCTGTCTGATGGCTTCATTTACAGACTTTTCAGACAAGGATATATTAATTGTATGTCTTGCCATAATGCACCTACTTTACAACTGCTTTAAGCATATACTTAGTTGAATATAATGCTGGCTTAATGCCTACAATCGTGAAATCTGCTGATGTTTCATCAACAAGGCCGTCAGATGTGTATGTAGGTTTGCTATCAAGCCATATAAGGTCGCCTTTTTGGATAGGCAACATATTTCTATCTGTCAGCAAAATAGCGTCAAAATCAGCGGTATCAAAGCCATATTCTTTACTCTGTGCTTCTCCGCCGCTGAATGATATGTTTGCTTTGAAATCAACTGGCTCTGAAAAACCTGTTTTTTCTTCAAGAACTTTGGGTATCTTATTCCCCTCATCATCAAGATAAGGAATGAAGTTGCCCTCTGTGTCGGTATATCCCTCATAAAGGATATTGCCGTCATCATCTCTTTCATAAATAGTTACTGTCTGCCCTTGAAGTGAATACTTCATAACCTGCTTATTAATGTCAAGCATTGTTCTTTACCTGCTTATAAATCTGATTAACACCTGTGCTTGATAATCCGGACACAATTCCTACTGCGATTGCATTAAGAATATCATTTGCCGGAAAGTCAGGTATTACATACATACCTATAACGCCTAATATACCGCCTGCAACGCCTACAATTATAGGAATGTAATTATCCTTAATGTGTGGAATTGCCTTAGCTCCTAAGCCTATCAGATATGTTATTACAACGATTGCTACAACTGTTGTTACCGATGTTATATCCATTCTGCTATACCTCCTTATCTTCATTAAGTCGTGCTTCCAATCCGTCTATTCGGTGGTGTGCCGACTTTACACTTTCCTCAACTTTAATAATCCTGTTATCATGAGAATTAAGCTCTTTTCTCATTTCTATAACTTCATTCTTTATCTCTGTTGTGTTGCCTGATATTGTGTCAAGTTTCATATTTATGCGTGTATTTTCCTTTACACGCTCTGTAAGTTCTGCATTGTCAGACTTTTTGTTGTTCTTAAGATTAAATCCCAACGTAAACAGTCCGAAAAAGACGGAAAAAGCAACTGAAATAATGCTTATAATTACTGCTATTGGCATTGATATACCGCCTTTCATAATTAATAATGGCACACCGCCCACCACCCTTAATGTGTGCCGCCTGCTACCATTTTGTTTACCTAAACAAAATGGTAACGCACAATCTTCTTTAATATTCTGTAATGCCCTATAGGCGTTATAATACTTTGGCAAATGGAAATACCCCAACAAATAAGCTGTCCCTATCTCTCCAAGTTCTGTTTACACCGCCCTCATTCATACTTGCCATGTAGTTCTCACCAGCTTGTGAATGGTCGTAGACAGTCAGATTAACAATAACACTCTCAAACTTCTTTAAGTCCTCGGTTATCATTTCATCTGTGTAGCTGTCAGGGTAATTTCTTCTTGCCTTTACATCTTCTGTAGCCTGCTTAATAAGCTGTTCGATTACTGGATTATCTTCTTTGTTATCGAACACTACCACATCAGATGTTGTTTCATCATCATTTGTGACTGTATCAATATGAAATTGTTTAAGTCTGATTTTAGCTTGCTCCAATGCGGTGTATTCCATAATTCAGCTCCTATAATCCTAATTTTTCAATTAACAGTTCTTTAAGTTCTGCTCCTGTAAGCTCCATTGCATTCTCAATGCCTTGTTCTAAGGCAAGTGTCTGTAAGTCCGCTGTTGGCATACGCTTAATAGCTGTCTTTGTGTAATCGCTTGTAGGTTGAACAGGGAATTTGTCCTGCTCTTCCTCATACTTAAGCTCATCTCCATAAACAGCTTCCTGTCTTACATTATCTGCTGTTACTTCTTCGCTCTGCTTTGCGGCGTTGATTTTATGTCGTCTTAATAACATATAAACACCTCTTACTTTCCGAACTTAGCAAGAACAACCTTTGAATCATTGCTTAAGACTGCTGTATAGTGTTCATCACCAGAGATAACAGTTGTCTTTGCAAGAATATCTCTGTCCGATTCAATCTCAACGCTTCTCTTCATATAGATTGTAAGTGCATTTTCTTCTTCTGATACGCCATCTGCACCTGCTTCCTCGTTAGGGTCTTCTGCTGATACGATAACAATAGGACAAGCATAATATTCTGTTGTAACAGCCTTTAACTTGCTACCTACCTTAATTTCCTTGCCCTTTGGCTTGAGTGTATGTGCAAGTGCTGTATCAAGATGAACATTAGTTGTATCCTCGCTTGTTGTGTCAGCTACAACATTGATTGTTCCTGTTGAATCGTCAAGCTCATACTTAACCAGCTTAACTTTTTTAGACTTAACAACCTGTGCTCCTGCGATAGAACCGATAGTGCCATTCATAATTACATTAAGTGGGTACTTGTCATTGCTCTTAAAATCATCGTCATTAAGTAATGTGGCTTCCTGTGCTGGGTTAATGAATAATATCTTTGTAAGTGATGAATCCGATTCATCATCAAATTTGCTATTAGCTGCTACAACTGCTGAATAGCTGATAGGCGCTGCTGTTCCATCGTAATCAATAGGTGCTGTGCAAAGTGCGTCATAGCTGTCATTATCAACCTTTGCGGCGATTGACATAGCAATCTGATTGATAGCTGTGCCAAGTGGGTCGCCATAACCAGATAACACTGATTCATCTGTAAGCTCTACAGCCTTACCTGCTTTCTTAACCTTTGCTTCTGTTGTAGATGTTGTAAGTACTGTTGTACCCATAGCAACACCTTCTGCAACGTCCTCTGCGTCACCAATATAAGCATACTTTGGCACAACGATTGTGCTTCCCGGTCTGCCTACAAGTGTTGTATCAACTCTTGCGATAGGTGAGAACTTAATCTTCTTTGGTAACTTAGCTGATACCATATCAGCCATTACCTGTGGGTCTACTAAATTTGCTAACTTAGTCTGTGGCATAGTTTATTTACCTCCATTTTCTACTCTGTGAACTTCTTATAAAGTTCTGGATTCTTATTTTTGAACTCCACTCTTTCGTGGTAATTCATCTTGTTAAACTGTTCCTGTGTTATCGTGCTTTCTTCTCCACCGCCTGCATTAATAGTCGGTCTTGATTTAAGCCACTCTGCCTTAGCTTCTTTAACCTGTCTTTGCACTTCATTAGCAATTACAGTTGCTATAAGGCTATGGTCTGCGTCTGCAACCGCCTCAATCAAAGAATCAATATCCTTTCCATCGCCTATAACTTTCTGATAAGCATTGACAGCTTTCATATGATTAAGCTCTTTGCTCATGTTCTCGAACTTTTCAGCCTGCAATTTTTCAGCTTCTGCCTTTGCTTCCGCTTCCTGTTCTTCTGCTGTCTGCTTTGAACGAAGTTCTTTCTTGTACTTAGCTGCTTCTGAACTAGCTTTATCGGAAGCGTTCTTATACTTCTCTTTTTCAGCTCTTTCACTAGCAAGCTGTGCCATAAGTTCTTCTACGCTAGGTGTCTGTTCTTCGTTCTGTGGCTCATTATTAGTTGTTGGTTCTGTTGTTGTGTTAGTTACATCTGCCATAATTTCTTTACCTCTGCTTTCTGCGTTTTTGTTGTTCTCTCAACTTCTTGCGATATTTGTATTGCCCTTTCTCTAGGGCATATAAAAAGCCACAAGGCATTTTCTACCTTGTGGCTCAATATCAATTATTTATCTGTTCTGCTCTTATCTATAACTGGACTATTTTCTGTCTGGTCTGATAAGTCTTGCATTGTGCGGTCTTTGTTAGGTGGTTGTTCACCATCTCCACCCTCTGCTTGGTTCTGTGTATCTTTGTTGATTATACTGTCTTGATATGCCTTAACCATTTCTCCGCTTCTCGCTACAACATCGTTAGGGTCATCAAAGAATGGAATTGCATCAACTGTATCTTTAAGGCTAAATCCGTGGCTTATTAATGTCGCCATGGCATTAACCTTGGTTGACATTTCATAAGTTTTTTGTCGCTTAATGTTAGGCTTTACATCTCTTGCCCTCAATTTAAGTAATGGATTGCTGCTATTAACATTGTTTGACAGCTTGATAGCTGCAAGAACAACTTTTATCTCTTCCATTTTGCAGCCATCTGTAATTAATTGCTGTTTTGCCGCTGCTGTTTCAGCCTGTGACCAGCCTGTTGCATCTGACATTGCAACTCCTGTACTGCCACCGCTATTATCATTTCGTTGTGGAACATTGCATTTCTGCAAGATTATCTGTCGCCTTGATTGGATATTGTTAAGCATACCTGTGTAATCATAATTAATTGCAAGTGGCTCAACTATTGGAGTTTTGCCATCTGCTGATGTATAGGTCTGCATCCATTCTCCAGATTTTGGTTTCCTTACTTTTTCAGTAATGCGTTGCGTTCCATCTTTATCAACTGTTGTTTCCTGTTCAACTGGGAAATCAACATCATTCGTATGCCATACCGCCTGCGTATTCTGTTCAACATCATTTGTAAAATCTGAAATGAGTAGGTTTAAGTTATCCATTTCAGATATTTGCCGTTCAAAACAGCCCATTCTATCAAATGACCTTGTGTATTCAATGATAGGAATTTTATGCAGTGGATTTTCTTCTCCGCTTCTCTCTAAAAATCCCCATTTTGTTTTTCCTTTTTCTGGTCCGTTAGTAATTTTTATCCCATCCGTAACTTCATAACGAATATCTTTTGTAAAACAGGTGTAATATCTTGTACCGCTATGCTTGTCTTTAATATAAGTGCCTGCAAGAATAACCCTCTTGTCACTATAAGCTGTTGACCTTATGACAAATGTTGTTCTTGGGTCTAATACATCATATGTAAAATAGCTTTCTCCATCCTCATATTCTGTGTTTACATCAATGAGGACATATCCAACGCCACCAATTTCAACATATCTTGCAAGTTCCTGTTGCTTCTGCCTTGCATTCTGTGATTCGTAGCAACTGTTTAATTCTGCTATAGCTTTTGTAAGGTTAGAATCCTCATTGTCGCCATTTTGAACTAACGTTATAGGATTTCCCCACTTAAAACCTAAATTGAACTCCGTGACTTCATTAGCCACATTATCGCAACACTCACAGTCAATGTCTGGTCTGTAAGTCTTTGGATTCTTCCTAACTATCGGCTGTATTCCTGCGTCATAATCAAGAAGAAACTGTATTCTGTTGGAATTAATATCATGTTCCAAAATTGCTTCACGCAAAATCGGTATTATATTGTCAGGTGTTATTTCTTTTGCACCTGTATAAATAGCAATTCTTCCTGTCTGCATTATCTACACCTCTAATAAAATGTCATGCCGCTTGAACTTCTGCTTTGTGGTATTTCCTTAATCTGAAAATTATCATCATCGTTAGGCACATACCATATCCATTTGTGGCAATGCTTGCACGCTAATTTATGTGTTCTTGTGTCTTTGCTGTCTGCCTTAGTCAAAAACTTATGGCAGTTCGGACACATAATTGATTTATCTTTATTCATATTTCTACCTCGTTGCATAACAAAAACACCGCCGCAATTAAGCAACGGTGCTTCCGATAAGGATGTGTTTATGAAGAAACATCTTTGTGACTTCTTACAGATATACTATACCACGCTGGTAATGTGACATTCTATGACATCTTTTACAGATATTCACTTCCATATTTGTCTTCAAAGGCTTGTAGTGCTTTAGCATGTATTCTATGTACCTGTCGCCAACACCAGTCTGTTTCATTTGCAATTTTTTCAAATGTAAACTTTCTGACATATCTTAGAAACAATACTGTGTAATAATCTTCGTTGTTTATCTGTTCTATCTGCTCTATTATTTTGTTCTTTACATCAATGTATTTATCTATAAGCTTGTCAAGGCTTTCTTCCATTTGTTCAAGTCTGACATATCCGCATCCTGTTTTGTCCGGATCTGATGATGACATAACTCTTTCTTCATTAACAACCGCTGATATGCTGTATGATAATTCTTTATACTGTGTTATTTCTATCAACTTATTATCAATTATCTTATTGTAATAGCTTATCTGGTTAAGATAGTCCTTAGTTGTCATATAAACCCTCCTGTTATATCGGACTTGATATTATTACTGTCTGCTTTATCCTATTTCCTTTTGTCATTCTTAATGCAAAGTTTGAGAAAACATCTGGAACATCATCTAATTGTTTCTTGCCTGATACCGAATACTGTTTTAATAGTGACATCATCACTCCATATGGCTCATTAGGCTTATAAAGCGATGCGTCTTTAAAGATAATATGTTGTAATATCCAGTTAGAACATTGAAATATTCTTGCTTCCTTATTCGTTTCAGTTGGTGTATCAGTGATGTTGCATATCCAGCCGACACTTTCAACTCTCTTATTAACTTCCATAGCCACTCTATCGCCGCCGGCGTTACGCTCAAATTCGCATTCTTGTACTTTATTATTCACAAGAACTCCTGCGGCATTTCTGTATTGTTCTTCGTAATCCGCTGTGTTATCGCATACGCAATCAATGCAGTAATAATCTTCTCCATGTTTCTGTAATACTGGCAATACAAAATAATCCGTGCCTTTACCTTTTGTATCGCATTGAGCTGTAATAATCTCCGGTTCTCCGTGTGGCAGATTAAGGTATCTGCGGATTTTATCATCTGGAAACAATAAACCCTCACGCTCAATAGGCTCCTGTTTATATAAACACCTGTAAGAGATTTCATCCATTAAAAGCTGTTGGTCAGCAAAAAACTCTTTTGTAAATCCGCTATACTCATAATCAAAATTACTCTCGCCTGTTGCTGGATCAACATCTGGCACAGCAATGGTCTTAACTCTTTTATTGCCTGCGTACATATTCTGTATTCTTCCGATAACATCATGTACGCTCCAACGTGTAGCAATATGTATTTCTTTGCAGTTATGTCCGTCTGTATCTTGGATTTTTCTTTGCCTAGCGTCTACCGCATATTTATCCCACAGCTTATCGAGTACCATAGGATTTAAGGCTTCTTCAATTCCACCTATCATATCATCCACAAGCAAAAATTTACTTGCACGAACTTTACCAGCGTTTTTACTTCCAACAGATGTACATTGTACGCTTGGAAACGGCTTATATTTACCAATATTGAACTGTTCCAGCTTTGCGTTAGTGCTTGTAACTGTAAGATTGGGGAAGATTTCGTTCCATGCATATTCATCAGCATTTGTAACAATATCGTATACACCATCATAATACATTCGTGTAATGTCGCCGGAATGGGAATAGAAAAGACAAAAATCATTAGGAAACCAGCCGGCTACTAAAGCGTTAAACATCTTTTCGATAGTTGTTTTGCCTGCTCCGGGTATTAATGACACACACAATATATCGTATTTATCATCAATCATGCCCTGTAAGGCTTCTATTAACCCCATTTTCAAGAATTGTTTGCGACGCGGCATATAGAATCGTTCTTTAGGCTCTCTTTTCTTTTCAAGATACCTAAATCCGCTATCAACAACTTTGTGTTGAGCTTCAATCAGTAAAATATCATAAAACCAATTAATCAGCTCATATTCCGTTTTATTTGCAAACGCATACTTCTCTAAATCCCATATTGTTCCGCCTGTCTTATTTTTACAGAAACGCTCTATAATGTCTTTTGCCCTTTCTGTAAGTTGTAGTCCATACTCAATATCTTTCTCGCCGTTTACGGCTACGCTACAAGCGTCTACATAGGCATTAATTACCTGTTCATCTATTCCATTTTTCTCTATGTAATTTTCATATCCGTTAATTGTAGAAATAAGGCTCTGACTAGCCATAAGAAAAGCACCTCCACTTTTAAAAAGCAAAGGTGCTTATAGACCTCTGCCTATAACTGTTTTAGGGTAGCGACTACAATCAATCTGTAGCCGGTAAAATCACTTAATCAATATCTGCAATGCTTTCTACGAAGCAGTTATAATAGATGTATCTCTTTCCATTAAAGTCAAACTTAACATATCCACCATCGTTTGTATCAATATCAATCTTGCCTTCATATGTTGCAAGCTCTTTACCATCTGCCGTATATACAGTAATTGTTCTCTGCATACCGCCATTTACGTCACTTTTCATATCTGTTACCATTCTGTCCCATGACGCACATCCGGTCATTCCTAAACACAATGTCAATCCTAATACAATTGCTATAATTTTCTTCTTCATAAAAATTCCTTTCCGCTGATAATCAGCAATTATTGTTCTAATTCATCCGCACGCCTTGTCATTTCAACCTGTGTTCCGTTTTCATCCCTTGCACCGACAGTTACATATCTGTTACTTCCACTCATCATATCCCCAATCCGTATTTCCGTTTTATCATCATCAAACTTGTAACACTCACGCATTTTCTCAATGCAGTTATTCATTTCTGATATTTTCACAAAATCACTTCCTATCCTTTTTGATAATCTCTCTGAATACATCAAGCGTCCCTGTTTCTTCAAACAAAAACACTGTTCCTGCAATGCATATAGATATCATAAGTGCCGCAGCTGCTATAATCACAATTAAAAACATAATCGTAAAAGCACTATTCATTCCTCATAAACCTCTCAAAATCTTTTCTGCACTTAGGGCATAAGTCAATTTGCTTTGTCTTCGTGCAATAGTATTCGTCCAATATAATACTGTCTATACCATCTTTACTTATAACCGGCTCTATTCTCCCTTGTTCAATTTCTGCAAATATTTCTTTGAAACACATAGGTCTTTTTAAATTTACGGTTCTTAGATAAGGGAATATTCGGTCATACCATATTTTAGGCTTTTCTATTTCTGCGCCGCACCTGTCGCAAGCGTGCCATTCTTTTTGATGTTTCATTCTTCCACCAACTTTCTACCGCAGATAGGGCAATAATCTATTTTCATTACCATTTCAACATTCATATCTTTACTGCTACACACCGCAAAGGACGGACATTTATTCAAGTCGCATGTAATTACAGGTTTATTTGACAACTTATCAAGCTTAAATTTACCATAACGCGTTATGACAGGAAAATTTTCCTCACAAAATTTACACATATTGCACCTCAAATCTTCGTAAATATATCCAAATCATAGTTATCTCTGATATAGTTAACAACTTCTTGTAATTTTCCCCTTACAAATTCATCATTAGCAATATCTGGGTGCGCGTAAAACATACAACTGTCTTTCTTTCCGTCTGCTTTATATTTACGATAGTTAAATGTCATCATAAACAATGGTATTCTTGTTAAATTCTTTGTCTTGCGTCTTATCCAACGATTAGCAATTCTCTCAATCATTATTCTTCCCCCATAAATTATCTGGTAATTCTTCGCCGCCATAAATCTTGTTAGCGTATTTCTTAAATGTCGGTACGCTACAACCTGCTACTTTTGCCGCTTTTACCTGTGAAGCCTGCCCTGATATGTATAAGTTAATTGCTTCATAAAACTTATCTTTGTTTAGTGGGTGTACGCCCATAGCCATAATAATCACTCCTTTACATTTCTATAAATCTATTTGCCAGCTTGCCAAGATATTCAGCGTTGGCAAAATGTGTTATTGAGTAGTTTGTGCTTTCTCTGTGTTCTCTGATGAAATGGTCGTTAATCATTCTCTGTAAAACTGTAATGCCCTTATCGTCTGTTTCGTATATATCATCAGAATTGAAATGTCCGTGTTCTGTATCTGTGATAGTTGATAGAACCGAACATATATTCTTTAATGTCTTATCTGTAAGTATTGGGTGTACTTTATGGAAATAGATTTCATATAACTGCATATACATCTTAAATCCATCCTTAACGCAATCACATATAGCTGAATTATCTATGTCATTGTCACAGATGTTATTGAACCTATCAACCATATCTTTTTCTTTAAGTAACATTTCATCTCTTGTGACAGCTCTTGCCGTCGGTTTCTCCGAAAACGATGTATGTACCTCTCCATCAATGTTAATTGATGTATTATCCTTATTAGTAATTTCTGAATTATAATCTCTGTTTAAGTAATCTATGTTAGTATTATCTGGTATTGCTTCGTCACTGACTTGTGTTTGATTTTCCATTGACTCATTATTGATTACGCACTCGTGCGTAATGGTTTTTTCATTTTCTGGAATTTCAATTTTATAATCGCTTAATGGATAGCCATTCTTTTTAAGGTCTTTTGCAATATTTACAAGATTTACCCTATATTGCAATGTTCTATCCCACTTATATTTAGGGTTATTTCGTTTTGAGATATAACCCATATTCACCAAATCGCTAATATATCTTCTTATCTGGCTCGCAGATAAACCTAACATAACCTCATCAGCTAATTCTTCGGCGGTTTTATATATCCAACCATAGAAAAGCTCTCTTTCCTCTTCTCCATTGCTCTTTGCAATCTCATTTTCTTTCTTGATAAACTTATCGGCATCTGAAACTCTTTCAGACCAATAGATAAACTGATTAAGAATGATTGCTTTTCTATAATCGTTTGTTATTGATAATAAATCTTCTCTGATTACAGCCTTTTTAATTCTAACTTCCGCCATATTAAACACCATCCTTTCTACTGATTTTGTATAAAGAATGAAATTCATAATGACAATTAGGACATATCCTTACAATTTTTGTTCCACCCATTGATTTTGGTATTGGATAATGGTGTTCGTTTATAACATTGCAACCGCAACCACACCATTCGCATTTAAACTTACAATTATGTTTACTTTTTAAAACAATTTCTTTTGCTTCTTTTGGCTTTATTTTATCTGCTGTTATATAGCCTTTGTAGAGAAGAAAGCTTAAAGACCTTTGTATTGTTTTTATTGAGAAAAATGGTAAATATCTCTTTTGAACATAGGTTAAATCCTGTTTATTAAATAAATCAATGTTGTTTTCTTTTTTAGCCTTTTTGATTTCTGTATAGACTACTGAATTGTGTAATCCTATTTGTTCTGCCAATCCAATATCTACTTGCAGTGTGTTTTTTGAATTAAATAAATCTTTTGCCGTCATAAATTACCTCCTACGAAAGATAATAAGAGCGTTCCGCCTTATTCGCTCAACTCTACGATTAGTAATAACAACAAACAGGCAGTCGTAGTTCTGCTTTTCGGTAGCTAACCTAGTTTGTTGTAATCGGATAGACAGGACTTGAACCTGTGACTACTTGAACAAATCAAGCGTTACTCTCAACTGAACCACTATCCGTTGTACAGTTTCTTGTGTTGGAAAGTATTTATGGCACTTCATTACACTATTTGCCATCCTGTTCGCAAATCAACCAACACAAACATTTTAATTATTTCAGCAGGGAATACTGCAACGCCTGCTTATTCGGGAGCTACCCGAAAACTTGCTATGGTGAGGATTTGCACCTCCACATGACACTTAAGACGAGTTATCTAAGTTGCAGATTTCAACTCATAAATCTACTGCAATACTGGCTACCTATTTCAGCACATAGCAACTTACTCACACCTCTTAACCTAGGATAAGTCCGCAAACAGCATTACGCACGCAGACCTAAGAAGTGCTTTCAAAACGCCGACATCGTGAATCGAACACGAACAACATTTCTGCTGGATAGCTTAGCAAGCTACTGGAATACCTTTATCCCATATCGGCAAATACCGCCTGTAACGGCTATCAAGAAACAAGAACAGAAACAATAAAATATTAGGGGTATTTTAGTAAGGAGTGCTTCTTGATAAGTTGGTTTTCACATGACTGTGTATATACACGCCAAGCCCTCTCAAGCGGTCTTGCACCGCTTTTAACTGAACAAAATCCAAAGAGGTACATGAAAGGAGGACTACCTTAAAATGCAAAACATGGTAGTCTACGATAAAAGTAAGACAAACTACCTCAGTGGGATTCGAACCCACGCTAACGGAATCAAAGTCCGGTGCCTTACCGCTTGGCTATGAGGCATTGATATGGCTATTCTGACAATTCTATGTATTTGTCAATGTACCACTTGGCTTTTTTAATATCCTCTAAGCCATTCTTGTTATTATGTCTGTAAATGTACTTAAAGGCATTACATAAGCAAAAGTTCTTAACGGCTTCCTTGCCCTGTGTTTCCAACATAACATCTATACATTCAAAGCTGCCAGTCTCATAATGGCTTGGATGATTAACATTGTCATTTACCGGCTTTCCATTGACGCTAGGTGCAACATCTTTGAGTGGAATAAAATTATCAAACTTATCATCGCTCTTAGCACCGTTATGTGTGCAATTATTACATGCGTATTCTGACTGAAGTCTACTTGCACAATTAATACAAGGTAATGGATATGAAATATCGCTCATTAGACATCACCTGCCTGTCTGTGATTAGCTCTGTAAGTATCAAATCCCTCTGGATATCTTGCTTTCAGCTTATCAATGTTAATCTGCATGATTTCATCAAGGTTCCAACCGAAGGATTCACAAAGCATTGCAAGATACCAACAAATATCGCCAGCTTCTTTCTTTGCGTGGTCAATATCAAGCTGCTTCTCGTGGAAAATCCATTTTTTAAGCATGTCGTTAAATTCTCCAACCTCGCCAGATAGTCCAAGGCAAGCATTAAAGATGCCACCAAAATCAAGATGCTGTTCGTCCTCTGCAATCAAATTTTGCTGCAGAAGATATTTCATATCGCACGTTAACATATTTTCAAGCATTCTGTCTGTTGCTTTGCAATCATTTGTCCGCATAGCTAATGCCTGATACTCATTTCCGGTCATATATCATTCTCCTGTCCGAAACACTCTTTTTTGTTTTTAAAAATTTTTTGGAATTTACTCGGCTGAATTAGCCGTTTTCTGATGTGTTTATTGAATATCTTGTGAATAATTAAGATGTGTCTATTATACACCTATCTATCAGATTTGTACAGTAGATTTATTGATTATATTATATGGGTTATTATCAGGACTATATATTAATAAATATAATGGTTATTGTATATAGTTTAATAAATTATTATTGGTTGGTTATGTATATATAAATATATATAATAAGCCTTTTTATTTTTGAGAATATTTGAGCGACTTAGTTGGGCTCGCAATGCGTGTATATATAACCCCCACGCCCTGCATTTGTATATCTTGCACAATGAAATCAGCCAGAGCGGAGCCATTGCACAATGAATAATTATCACACAATCGCTGTCAAACCGCTTGTTTACTGGCTTTGTTGTACTTTTATCGTTCAAATGTTCTGTTTTATCACTTCGCTAAACTCAACTTTAGCGAAATCATGTTATCGTGAGCCAAACGGCCGAAAGTCGCTTGTTTACTGGCTTTGTGGGTTTTCTTGTACATCTTGCACAATGATTTCTTGTTGTGCAATTTGACGAATATCAGAGCCTTGAGCGTTGCCAGATGTGCCGAGTTGTGGAAGGTCTGCGACTGTCTTGATAACCTTTGTAGTGCTTTCTCTGCTCACGCCTGGCAAGTTCCAACCAAAGCGGCGATTCATGACTGCGAGCTGTCCGACTGGGTTCTTGCCGGACCAGAGCCGAGCCTCTCCACTAGATTCGTAATCTTTAGACAATTTTTGATATAAATTGTTTGCCGATGTACTTAGTTGCGGCGTTCTGCTCTCATTTCCCCAATTATATATAACATCTTCTCTTATACCAGTTAATTTACAATATCCTGATATAGTACATATTTTATTATACTTATAACACATATATATATAATAATCTGCTATATAATTTAAGTACTCATAATTATAACTGTTACAATTACTATTATTTATATTACTATATTGATTATTATAATTATTATTATTATATCCCTGTAATTTACCCTTTAATTTTAGTCTGTTAGTACCCTTAAAAGTATTATTATATACATAAATTAAAGCGGCATAAAAAAGGGATTGCGGAGCCGCTGCCATATCTTCAATGTTTTCATCTGTGCAAAATTGTTTGAAATGCATATCAATCTCATTCTCAAAAAGTTCTTGACTTTCTGGTGCTTCCTGTACTTTCTCCATGTGTTCCCCTTTCTGCTGGATCTGCTCCAGCTAATTAATTATTATACATTTAATAACATAAAAATAACCCGATAACAATATTAATATTATCGGGTGTAAATCTTATATTTAATTATTAGTAATATAATAACATAATAAATATAATTAATCAATAGGCATTAAAAAAGCGATGTATAACAATATACACCGCTTTAATATTATAACATATCTTTAATAATTCTTGTTGTAAATTCTTCTGGGGCAATGTCTCCAGATTCTATCTGTTCAAGCTGTTCTTCTGTTGCTTTGATTTCAAACGCCTTGAAGCTGTCCGCCGTTCCTGACTTAAATCCTTTCTGTTCTCTGCTCCGATTATTTCGTCAAGGCTTGCATCTATATCAGCAAGTGCCTTTTCTCTGCTAAATCCAAGCTCAACAACCTTGTTTAATAATTCGATTGTTTTCATCTTTTTCACCTTTTCAACCTTTCTTATAAACATATATGACAATTTGAAATATCTTCGCCCTCTTTAATCTCTGGCAATTCCACAATTCGCGCGCCTCTGTTATCTGTTGCATATGTACTTGGATAACTTTTTGAGTTAATAACTGCGCTTATGTATTCTCTTTTCTGCTCATCTTTCTTGATTGCTAAAAATAATCTCATATTCTGCACCTTTTCAGTCTTTCAACTGTCCTTTCTTAATTTGTACCCTTATTATATAACGCTATCGTTATATAGTCAAGTGGTATTTTAAAATTCTTTTCAACTATTTAGAATGGGCATTCGTCGGAGCTTGTACAGGTTGAAGCTTTTGCCTTTTCTGTCTCCTGCACTTTCTCCATTACAGCTGACACAATAAAGCCGTTAAGGCTATCGCCTGCCGCCGCTCTGATTCGTTCCTCATCTTCCTTTTTAAACCTTACAAGGCTTTTAAAATATGCTTTATTATCATATTTTTTTATAGCTCTTGCTTGCGCTTTAGATACTGCCATAAAACCAACTCCTTTTTATAAAGATAACTTTATTATATAGTAGCGTTATATCAAAGTCAATAAAAATATAAAGATAACTTTATTATATAGTGGCGTTATATATTTATATATAGATAGCTTTATACATATTGCACAATAAAAATATATAGATAGCTTTATATATTTGTTACATTTTGCGACTTGTAATTATATAACGATAGCTTTATAATAAGAGCATAAATAAAAGGCGGTCACTCCTACCAAGAACGAACCGCCACCAATCAAAAAAAGAAAGGTAGCTATATTATAGCACAGGTAAAAAGAAATGAGAAGAACAAACAGCAAAGAAGCAATGGAAGCAATTAAGAAAGCAATTATCGAGAGCTACGAAGCAGCCGAAGAGTATTACACATATGACGGCAAGGAAGCAAAGACAGATTATAACGATATTTGCAAGGACATTTTGACAGCTTTTGAAAATGAAAAGGTTAAGCACGATTGCCAATATAAAGCCGGAAGGATTAGCAAATATTCTTTATTTTGCGATTGGATGGCAGGACTTCCAACAGCTTTTCCTGTTTCTGATGATATTTTCCTTGGCTCTGCCGTTGATTGGCTCGCCGATATTTTAGACGAGACAGAAGAGGAAAAGGTAAGATATACAGATGATAAAGCAGAAGCAGCAGCATGTAATCTACTTTATAGAGAGCTTACAAAGCACGCAGAAAAAGCAAATAATTAATAATTAGCAAGGTTGGCGCTTCCGGGGTTCGATTCCCCGGCTTGCTCTCGCCATAAATGATTGATTTCTATGGCAATAAATGATATATTATTATTAATTTCTACTAAGTAGATTAAAATAGTATATCTTTATTTATTAATTTTTAAAAAATGGAGGTATAAGAGCATGGAATGGTACGCAGACAGAGAGGTTACAAGCAAGGAGAGAGAAGCAATTGACGAAGCACTAAGTCTTTTTAATTGCGATTTAAGTGATGATGATATTCAGAGATGGATAGATGACGACACTATATCTCTAAATACATGCAGAAACGGTCGTGATGTTGTCTGGATTCTGTTAGAAGATAATAATGAAGTGTGTGTATATGTCGACAATCTGAAAAAGCTTACCAATGAAGAAATCAAAAATCAGCTTCTTTAAATATGTACTAAATCACAAGCAAGGCAAAAAGCCTTGCTTATTTGTACGCAACAAGGAGAAAAAATGCGAAAAATAAAATGCGATTTAACAAAACAAAAATTTCCACATTTCACAGTTTTAGAACCTGTACATATCGAATATAAAAGCAAAAACGCTCTCCGTTGGAAATGTCTGTGCGAATGCGGCAATATTTTTTATGCGCAAACAAGCGCGATAACATCGCAGAAAATAAAAAGTTGTGGTTGTTATCAAAAAAAATACCAAAAAGAAAAACATCTCGGCAAAGGGTGCATAAAAATTGGCGATAAATTCGGCTTACTTAAGGTTATTGGTACAGAAATCGGTAAAGATGGCAGGACGCAATATATTTGTAAATGTAAATGCGGGAATATAATAACCTTGCCTATTTCCCATTTAAAGAAAAGATATTCTTGCGGCTGTCTTACAGAGGGCTGCATACCAAATAGCAATGTTAAAGCAGAGAGTCTTGTGCACTTAGGAAAGAAAACCGCAAGAAATACGAGTGGTTGCCCTGGTGTTTATTGGCGTGGAGATAAACAAAAATGGCAAGCTAGAATATACTTCGATGGCGTAAATCATCATTTGGGATATTTTGCGACTAAAGATAGTGCTATTAAAGCCAGGCAAGAAGCAGAAAACGATATATATAACAGATATTCCGATATTATCGAAGAGATGCCAAATAAAAATAATGCGTTTAGCAAAAAATAAATCAAAAACAAATTGCCTTGCATTGAATTTAAAAGCATTTTAAGGCTGTTTTGTTTCGTAGGTTTATAATTCTACATCGGCGCAATAAAACCGCCGTACAGAACAAATCACAAAGTCACAAAGTCAAAACAAGCACGAACCGCAGCCAGTCAAGTTTATATAATGTACTTTAATCCATTAAAGTTTTTCATCAATTTTCAAGGGCAAATCTGAACAAAATCGGGAGTAAAAATTGAAATTCTGTGTAACCGATTTTTGGATTTCAAAATTGAAAGTGACGGGGGTATTTGAAATGGCACATTATAATTTTGTGAGAAATTTTTTCAATTTTTTAAGTAGGATTTGAACGAAATCTGAACCGGATTTTGAAAATTGTCAAAATCGAAATTACGAATATAAAAGAGAACCCCACGGAGGTAGCAAAAAAGTTGCATTATATTCCGTGGGGTTTAAATTAATCTACAAAAATAATCGGTTTATCGTCATCAAAAAGATTACTAACAACTTCCTGTTCTTTATCCACTAAGTAACAAGGAACTTTTTGGAATCGCCTAAGCCCTTTGATAATTTCATATTTGTTATTAATTCTATATATAGTTCCTACGAAATTACCTTTATTAACAGGAATATAAGATTGCGTATCTAATGGAGCTGATATAGGTTTGTCAAGTTCCTTAAGTTCTACAATATCTACTGCTTCAATCTTGCATAAATCACCATACTCACCTAATGATGGATATACCGGTGGTTTTAGTAACGCATGGTATATATCATCTATGTCACTATCATCAGCTTTGATGTATATAGTTGTATATAAATCAACTAGCATTAGATGATATTTAACTGTACTAACCCAGCCGGTATGGCTTCCGTCTGCATAATCTGTTATAACATCCCAACGCTTAAGCATTTCATCGCTAATTTTGTTGAAATTATAGCCACCGTGCCATTCTTTTTGCACCTTAGTATTATAAATTCCTTTACCAGTAACAAAAAAATCTAATTTATGATACCTTTTCCATTGGCACATTGAATGAATAAACCCATTAACTGTGCTAAATGGTGGCAAAGGGTAGCAATCTGCACCTTTTGGCGCTGATGGATTATTGAATCTAGCCATTTCTTGATACATTTTTAATCTTACAACTCTCATAATAAAACCTCTAAAATAAAATAAGTTGCACCTATACAAAAATGTATCAATGCAACTTTCCACTATGGTTCTATTAAGGTAAAATGATATATTAATTATCAATTGTTTACATTTATTAAATAATAGCATTTTTAAATATTATTGTCAACACAACAACTTTCTGTATAAATCAATGCTTTACTTGCATACCGGCATTGACTTAGTTCATATATCAATAATTCCTTAGTCATAGTCGGATTAGTCTTTTGAACTATCTTTAATAACTCATCAATACTCATTATCCTACTCTCCTAACTGCCCCTAAAACCATATCAACAATATCAAATACTTCATCTCCGTAAGTTGCCACAAAATCACACAATATCTCTTCCTGTTCAATAGGCAAGTACACATCATAGGACATACAGATTGCATGGCATACTTCGTGTATAAGCACTTTGCGTTCCATAAATCCACGCAAGGCATTTGATAGATAAATTGTGTGTGTATTTCTATCTGTTACGCCTAGCACAGAAACATTGTCTGACCGCTTTAATTCACTTGAATTTGAATTTTTATATTGTACTTGCCACATTGTGCCATTAATGCTAAAAATCATCTGTATGCTCCTTTCCGAATAAAACAGGCTATGAATATTGCTACCCATAGCCTTTAAAATTATATCTTAGATACAAGAGTACTTAACTTCGTTCTAAGTAAATTCTTCTCTTCTGCCGACATATCAGCTACCATACTTGTAATATCGCTTGCAAGTTCCTTGGTATAGCTGTCAAGTGACTTCATCTTGTGTTCCTTATCTTCTGGCGTGTTATTCTTGTGCATTTCCTTAGTTTCTGTGTAGTTTCTCTTTGCCCTGTCGTAATTACTTTCAGACATTGGCTCTGTATAGTACATCTTGCCATAATCTCTATCCATATCCCTCATATGCTCTGCTTCTGGGTACATGTGCATATAAGGCGGTTCTTCATATCCTCTGCGGTATGTTCCTTTGCCTTTTGGGGCGAATCTGCCATTTGCATAGCGGTAGTGGTCATAGTATCTTCTGTCTGGATAATCTTCGTACTGTTCAAGCATACGCATAATATCCTCATTATCTTCTGACTTTTCCATAGCTTCAACAATTCTGTAATCTTTGTCAAAACAAGCTATGTTCTTCGCTATTTCTGTAAAGTCCTTTAAATCGTCAAGGTTCTGCCCCTCAAAGCTATCTAATCCGATTGCTTCAACCTTAGCCTTGACACATTCCATAATCTGTTTAGCCCATTTATGCATAATATCAAGCCTCCCTTACTGCAATCAAATTACTATTCTGAACTTCAATAGCCTGTGCTGATGTATTCTGCACCGCTACTGTACTGCAACAGCCACAAGGTACATCAACGTATGCCTGTGCTGATACATTAAAGAAATTCTCAACTGCGGCTGGCGTTACAATCATTCGTGTTGACTGTAAAGGCTCTCCATCTACTGCAATAGCAAGCGAAATCTCTTCAACTGTACCGCCTGTAGGTATCTGAATGTTTCCACTATAAGATACTAAAAATCTAGCCTTGCACTGATTTGTAATACCTCTTAATTTGATAATCCCGCTTCCCTGTCTGTGGACTATACATTTGCTACCGCATACTGGTGTTTCTGTAAATGCAACATCTTCTCCGGCGACAACTGTTTGTAACGCAATTCCTGTTATTTCCATTATTTTTACCTCTCTTTCATAAAAATAAGGGCAAACATTATAGCCTGCCCTTTGTGTTTGTAAGTAATACTGCATAGCAGACATAATCGAGTTAAACTCAATTAAGATACTCAATTATTCAGTTTTAGCAATTACAGCCTGTATTGCAACCACATCCATAAGCATAAGCATTAGGATTAGGCACAACATAGGCTGGAATAGCAGACGGATTTACTGCATTGATAATCTGCTGTGTCTGAGCTGCTATCTGAGTTGTAAGTAATGCACTCTGACGATCCTGTGAAGCTGCTCTGCGAAGGTCGTTATTTTCTGCCTGTAAGCTAGAGATTTTTTCATTGCAGAGATAATCGAGAATAGCGCGCGTTCCTGCATTCTGACTGTCGATAATATCTCTTGTATTATTGTTCATTGTGTTCTGTAAAGCACAAGTGTTAGTTGCCATGTTGTAGTTTACACCTTGGATAGCTTCACGAGTTTCACAGCAGCAGTTAGCGAGCTGCGCCTGTAATGCATTTGTATTCTGCATATTAGCGACTGTATCAGCATTGATAGCCTGCTGTATGCCATAGCCTGTCTGCATAATATTTGTGTTAATGCCATTAAAGCCAGTGAGCATGCTATTGTTCATAGCGTAGAAGCCATCACAAAGTCCGTTAGAAATACCATCTAACTTGCTAATAACTGCGGAATTATCAAATCCTCTCTGAATATCAGCCTGTGTAGCTGCTGTTGCAACATAGCCACCGCCATTGTTGCCACCAAAACCGCCAAATCCACCATTGCCCCATCCAAAGAGTAATGCGAATACAACGATTATCCAAAGCCATCCGCCATCAGCCCATCCGCCGTTATTGCCGTTACCGTCAATATTAGCGACTAATGGTACGCTGGCACAATTTGAGTTTGAAAACATATTGTTACCTCCTAAAAATATATTCATAAAGATGTCACCTAGGTAGTTTGCAAAGACATCTAATATGCTACTAATTACCAAATCTGCTTTTTATCTGATTAAACACATCATCTGCATTTAACCCCTTTTCTTTGCATAAATTTCTAGCCATCTGCTCTATGCCTTGCATATTGCCCTGCTGCGCCATCTGCATAGTATTTTTCATTATGGGATTATTCATCATCTGATTATTTCCCATTATCTGTTGTATGAACTGTTGCGGACCAGCTTTCATCATCTGAAAAATGTTAATTGGGTTCATTCTTCATCACCGCCTTTGCTTTGAGTTCTTGAAGTTTTTCTTTGCGTTCCTAAAGATTTATCAAATCTATCTTCCAACTGCCCTATTTTCTCTGACAATTCCTTAAACTTATTCAGAAATAGCTGTGTGCTTTCATCTGATAGGGTAAATTTAGCATTTTCTGCATCAGGCATAGAATTTACTGTCTGATTATCTTTAGGGGCTGTATAAGGCTTATACACAATCGTTCTAATTGTTCCGTCAGCATTCCAGCCCTTAA